TACATGTTATAAATGTGTATCAAAACTTGTTAATGGACAAGTCTTGGAAATAAGAAAATAAATCAATATAATAAGTTATGTTACAAGCAGAAAAAATCAAATCAAACTGGGAACAGTATCGAAAATTAGTTAATCAATACTTTCCTACACGTAAAGATGCATTAAATCGAATGTATGATGAGTTTGAAGATCGAATGGTAATGATGCCAGCATCTAGTATTGCACACTTTCACAATGCATTTGCCGGTGGATATGTCGACCATGTTCTTCGAGTTATTGCATGTGCTGAAAAACTTTATGAGTCTTGGGCTGAGATGGGTGCAGATATGTCTGGTTATACGATCGAAGAACTTAGATTTGCTGCAATGCATCACGATTTAGGCAAAATAGGATTTCCAGGTGAAGGCAATGAAGTTTATCAAGTAGAAACTTCAGATTGGCATCGCAAGAATCAAAACAAGATGTATCGACACAATGAAAACATTCCATTTACTATGGTACCAGATCTTTCAATTTGGTTGCTACAAGAATATGATGTTAAAATGTCTTGGACAGAGTATCAAGCAATTAAAATTCATGATGGAATGTATGATGATGCAAATAAGCCATACTTTGTTGCTCGATCAGCACAAGCCAAATTAAAAACAAATCTTCCTATTGTTTTGCATCATGCAGATCATATGGCAGCACAAATTGAATTTGAGCGTTGGAGAAACAAAGATAAGACTACCCCGAAACCAGTTTCAGAAAAAAGCAAAGCACAAAAATCTACGGGATTGAAAAATCTAACCGAAAATAATCCAGATGTAGAACAAGCGCTAACGGATATTTTTAAAGCATTCAACGAGGAATAGTATGTTATTTTTTATCATAACAACAATATTGCTACTAGGTGTTAGCACGTATTTAGGATATCGAGTATGGTTCCTTGCTGGAGCAGTTGCTGACTTGCAGGAACAAGATGAAGAAACTGTTGAATATATTTCATTACTAGAATCAACAAACGTTTACATGTACGATCAAATAAAAAAATCATATGATGCTATGCAAGAAATAGATCGTTTAGGTGCATTTGAATCAGAAGATGAAACAGGTACAACGTTTAAATTATTAAAACAAGTTATAACAGAATTAAAGGAACAACTCGATGCCGAAGCCGAAGAAAAATAGATCATACTTTACTAAAATAACAGACTTAGCAATTTCAGCATATAATAAAAGTGAAGATTCAACTTCACGCGAAAAAATTTATCGTAGATTTATTTATCCTGCGTTTATGAAACTTACGGAAAACATCATAAACAAAGTTAAACCGGATTACATCGATTCATCATTTCAAGATTTACAAACCGATCTAGTTACATACTTAACAGCTCGATTAGATAAATTTAATCCAAATGCAGGAAAGGCATATTCATATTATACTCGAACATCTTTTAATTATTTGATTGCAGAAAATCAAAAAGGCTATGCAAAAGTAAAATCTGATACTTTAGAGATTAATATCGACGAACAGCGCAATGTTATAACTGAAATTCATAATGACGAGATGCGTGAAACGTTGCGCGAATTCATGGATGCATATATTGAACATTGCTATGATAATTTAAATTATATTTTTTCAAATTCGATAGACATACACGTTGCAGATTCAGTATTACATATTTTTGAAACACGAGAAGATATTGATAACTTTAATAAAAAAGCACTATATATTTTAATTCGTGAACGTACCGGATTAGAAACAACTAATATTACGCGCGTTATTAAAACTTTGAAAACAATCTATGAAGATAAATTTCGAGAATATGAACAAACAGATTTCATAAAATTGCCTTTTTGATATTTATTTTAAAGGGTTTTATGTATGGACAAGAATGACGAATTATTCAAAGGTACTACGTTTGCCGATTTAATGTCCGATGTTTATCACAATTCAAAAAAGAAAGATAGACAAATCAATCAATTAATTGCACAGCTACAACCGTTAATTAAAAATGCTTCGGATGCTACAATCATCGTGCCGTTAATCAAAGAATATCTAGATGTTGCAGTTAAAAATGATGATCATTTAGTTAAATTAACTGCAATTGTACAACGCTATATTTCAACGAAACAAACGATATCAGGCGCTGATAGTTTATTAAGTGATGAAGAAAAACAACAATTGTTACGTGTTGCTGAACAAACGTTATCTGCAGAATTAACTGATGAATTAGATACTATTGAACAAGAATCAGCTGCATTAAAACAACGCATTGAAAACTCGATGAATAAAGCAAAAAAGGATATAAATGAGTGATCGTAGAATCGAATGGGATGTTGCGGAAGTAATTGATTATGATTACACATATCGTTATATTCCCGGTGATCAAACAAATCCTACAACAGATAAATTATTTGCATTAAAAGTTAGATCGTGTAGTACATATTATAATGACAAACTTATTTTAGCTCGACCGTCTAATATAAACATGAAACAAATACCATTAGTGGGTGAATTTGTTTTGATTTACAAAACATTTAATCAACAAGCAACATCAGACCAATGGCGCGAAGGTTGGTATTATGTTGCATCAATTGACATTCAATCTTCTATTAATAGTAACATGTTACCTGGATTATCAGATGGCGCTCGTCAAGAATCTATTGATGAAACAAAACCAGGAAAAACATTTAACCAAAAATCAATATCACCATTACAACCATATGAAGGTGATTTTTTATTAGAAGGACGGTGGGGAAACAGTATACGTTTTAGTAATACGATATCAACATCATATCCGGATGGATATTATTATAAAGCACCAACGTGGTTAACGCCTGGAGGACAAAATACTAACGATGTTTTACAATCAGATCCGATTATTATATTATCCAATGGTCGTATTAATAAACAAGGCAAAGAATTCGTTGTAGAAAATATAGAACAAGATGCTGCATCTTTATATTTAACAAGTACGCAACAATTAAATGATTTAAAAATTACAAAACCATTAACAGTACATAATTCATTCAATGGTTCGCAATTTGTAGGAATTGCAGATCGAATCATACTTCGAGCTAAGCGCGATCTAGCTGTTATTGATTCTGAATTAGGTATTGTATTAAATACTCCAAATAACATCTATATAGGTGGAGAAAAAGCAAGTCAACCATTAGTTCACGGTGACGTATTGATGGAAATATTGAGTAAAATATTAGATCATCTACAATTTGTTCCTATACAATGTGGTGAATTAACTGGAGGATTTTTATCAAAAACTCAATTAAACTCCGCTCGTAGAAAATTAGATGATTTAGTAAGTTCAAAATATCGAATGGAATTTAATCCTAGAAAATAAAAGTAAAATATGGCAATAGTACCACCATTAGATGAAATACCTAAATTAGCTGGCAAATTAACTAATCTGCTAGTTGAATTGGGTTTAAAGGAAGCGGATAAGTTGGTTGATCAGTCCTTAAAAGTAGTACAAGATTCAATTCAAATTCCAGTAAAATGTAAGTGTGACGATCCTAGAATCAAAAAACTTAAACGAGATTTACAATCTATTCAACAACAAATTGCACGAGTACAACAAACTATACCAAAAGTACAACAAGTAGTTAATACAACAAAAACTGTAATTAATATTGCTCAGGGTATAAAGACTGCAATTACAGCTGCACAGTTGTCAAATCCAGCAACGGCGGGTTTGTTTATTGCTCAACAATTACAAGCCATTCAGGATGCAACTATTGCTAATGCATTAACATGTATTGGGCAATTAGCAACATATCCGCCAACATTAATTAATAAACTGCCGCCGGTAGTAATGCCGCCAATTCAAGAAGCATTGCAAAAATTAAGTAGTGCATGTAATGGCGATGTTCCTGTTATTACAATGCCTTCAATTGATGACCCAGTCGATATAAATACATACAATGATTTATTTCCATCAGACTTTTATCGAGACATCAATGTATCGGAACAAGATTTGCTTGATAGGGCTACTACAATTCAAACGTTAATTACACGCCAATTGGATGTATTGTCTAATTTACGAGAAGCCCCAAGCACAGTATTTCAACAAACCGGAAGACCAACAGCGGATATTGGTAAATTGGGCGATTATTATATTGATACGGAAAATTTAATATTTTACGGACCAAAACTATCAGACACCGAATGGCCTTTGGGCATAAATTATTAAACCTAATATTTATATAAAAGTATTCATATGGATTCAAAAACATTAGTAAAAGCACTTAAAACTGCCGTACGAGAAGTTATAAAAGAAGAATTAACTGAGATTCTTCGTGAAGGGCTACAATCTACAATTACAGAAATGAAACAACCATCAAACCAGAATGTAGATCGTGCAACTCCACAACCAGCTAAAAAGAAATCAGTTCAATTTAATGATAATAAATGGGCGTCCGTTTTAAATGAAACAGATTCTTTAGTTGACCAACAACCATTATCATTGAATAGTTTTGCTGATATAATGAATGAGGGAATAGAAGAAATTCGAATGTCATCACAAAATGTAGCTAATTTTGGTGCAATGCGACAAAATATGAAAGAGGCAATGGGAATTACACCGGCTGCTCCAAAAATAATGGAAGATCCGGAAACTGGTAAAACGTTTGAGGTTCCGCACGAAGTTCAACAAGCAATGACACGAGATTATTCGGCACTAATGAACGCAATTAATAAGAAAAAAGGCAAATAATGGGATATCAAGTTGTCACTGCTGCAGATGTTATTCGTACAACAAATATTTCTACATTAGGAATATCATTGGGGCAAAATGGCAACGTTGTATTTGAATCAACATATACCAGTATTGAACAAGAATTTGCTAAATTAAAAACATTGTTATTAACCAGAAAAGGTGAACGCGTAATGCTTCCTACCTTTGGAACAGATTTATTAAAAATTATATTTCAGCCAAATACTGCAGATATAAAACAAGATATTGTTGACTATATAAAAGATCCGGTAGATCAATGGTTGCCCGAAATTAATTTAATTGACATTGACGTAATAACAATGGATGAAGACCCAACATTAATACATGATGTTGTAGTTAGAATAACATTTTCTGCAGCATATAGCAATGAAGAAAAAACATTATCATTGGGCGTTAATCAAACTGGTACATTAACAGTTACCCCTTAAGGCAAAACATGGAAACGAAAAAAGACATTTCATATTTAGGTAAAGATTTTAATCAATTTAGAAAAAATTTAATTGATTTTGCTCAACAATATTTTCCTACAACGTATACTGATTTTAATCAATCAGCGCCCGGGTCATTATTTTTAGAGATGTCAGCATATGTAGGTGACGTATTATCATATTATATGGATGTTAATTTGCGCGAATCGTTATTAGATCAAGCATCGGAACGTACTAATATATTTGATATTGCAAAAAATTTAGGATATCAACCAAAAAATGCAGTTCCAGCATATGTAATGTTAGATGTATATCAATTATTACCAGCAATTGGAACTGGTGCAAATGTTCGTCCTGATTTTGATTATGCATTAACAATTAAACCAGGAATGCGCGTACAACAAAGTAATGGTGCATCTGTTTTTAGGACTTTAGATTCAATTGATTTTTCATTTTCATCTTCATATGATGCTACTGAAGTAACCATATATGAATCTAATCCATCAACAAAATTGCCAACATATTATTTATTGAAAAAACAAGTAATGGCAGTATCTGGAGATGTAAAATCAACATCCTTCACATTTACGTCGCCCATTGCATACGATAAAATAGTTTTGCCAGAATCAAACATAATTGAAATTATTTCCGTAAAAGAAACAGATGGCGATAATTGGTATGAGGTTCCGTATTTAGCACAAGATACTGTATTTGAAGAAGTTCCAAATTTATTAGAAAATGATCCAGAGTTATCACAATATCGATCATCGGCTCCAAACTTATTGAAATTGAAAAAAACTGCAAAACGATTTGTTACTAGATTGCGTAGTGATAGTCGTTTAGAAATGCAATTTGGCTCTGGAATTTCTGATAATAATGATCAAGAAATTATTCCAAATCCTAGCAATGTTGGAAATGGATTGGCATCTTTGCGAAGAAATGTTGATGTAAATATCGATCCATCGAATTTTCTATATACAAAAACTTATGGACAAGCTCCATCAAATACTACATTAACTGTTACATATACGGTAGGAAATGGATTTGTCGATAATGTTCCTGCAGGCGTATTGACTAATTTAGTACTTATAGATTTTACAGATGATATTAATTCTAGTGCCAACGCAGCAACAACTACGTTTATTAAATCTACTGTTGCTATTACGAATCCAAATCCAGCTACTGGAGCTAAGACGGCAGACACTTTAGAAGATATTAAAAATAATGCATTAGCAAATTTTGCAACGCAGAATCGTTTAGTAACTAGGGATGATTATATTATTCGTTGTTATTCAATGCCAGCAAAATTTGGTAGTGTATCAAAAGCATACATTGTTCCGGATGATCAAATTTCGCAACAAGAGTTTGAACAAACTAGAATTGCTAATCCATTGGCAATGAATTTATACGTATTAGGATTTAATCAAAACAAACAACTTACGGCACTTAATCAAGCAGTTAAAGAAAATTTAAAGAATTACTTAAATCATTATCGAATATTAACCGATGCAATCAATATTAAAGATGCATTTATAATCAATATAGGTATACAATTTGAAATAACAGTTTTATCGAATTACAATAGCAATGAAGTTTTATTGAAATGTATCGATGCAGTTAAAACTTATTTCAACATAGACCGATGGCAGATAAATCAACCTATTATGAAATCGGATGTTACAAATTTATTAGGAAACGTAAAAGGCGTACAATCTGTAGTCAATGTAACATTTAATAATTTATATGATACTGCCTTAAATTATTCAGGTAATATATACGATTTAGCTTCGGCTACAAAAAATGGAGTTATTTATCCATCATTAGATCCTAGCATCTTTGAAGTCAAGTTTCCTAACAAAGACATAAAAGGTCGCGTAATAAATTATTGATTCCATATTTATACAAAAAGGATCCTTTACCATGGGCAAATTGTCTAGTAATCGTGCTCAAATTGTTGCCGGAGGTTTGATATCGGCAAGTTTCGTATCAGATTTATATGATATATTTACTGGTGCAGTCACCGAATCGGTACAATTAACCGGTTCAATGAAAATTACCGGATCGATGATTGTTACTCAAGGAGTAACAGCAAGCTTGCAAGGAACAGCAAGTTGGTCGAACAATGCAGTAACTGCCTCATATGTAAGTTTAGTTGCAGGACCAAATATCATAATTAATACTAATGGTACAAATTATGAAATCACCGGAAGTCCATTTACATACCAAACTGATTCAGCATCATTTGCTTCTAGAATTACTATAAATAGTTCTAGTATTGCCTTACTAAGTGGTTCGTATTTAATTGATTCTGCGTCATTTGATTCTAGAATTATTGCAAATAGTTCAAGTATTGCAATTTTAAGTGGTTCGTATTTAATTGATTCTGCGTCATTTTCGTCAAGCATCGTAACCAACCAAAATAATTATTTAATTGATTCAGCTTCATTTAGTTCTAGTGTTGCAATATTATCATCTAGTTATGTAACAACGTCAGCATCATTTAGTTCTGGAATTGTAAATCTCGTAATTAATTCTGCGTCATTTGCGTCTAATATATTAATTAATAGTTCTAGTATTGCCTTACTAAGTGGTAGTTTTTTAACTAATTCTAGTTCCGATGCTAATAGATTAACAGCATTAGAATCATTTAGTTCTAGCTTAGATACATCATATGCAAGCGAAACTCAATTTACATCATTTACTGCATCATACCAAAATGATTCAGCATCATTTGCTTCTAGATCAACTGCATTAGAAATATTTAGTGGATCGGTTGCAACTACCGGGTCAAATACATTTGGCGGTGTTAATGTATTTAATAGTTTAGAAGCCAATGATATAATATCTCCTACAATATATACGGGGTATATTGAAGAAGACCCAATTCAGCAACAAGGCATAACGTATGTAGCAAATTCAAATTTGCCGCATAAATTTTTAGGAAATGTATCTATTACTGGATCTGTAAATGTATCGGGAAGTCAAACCATTAATGGCAATTTAACTGTTACAAGTAGTTTATTTGTGCCATCAACTACTCAGCAAAATTTAAACAATGTAGTTGTAATTGATACGGCAACGGGTCGTTTACATTATACAGCATCTTCCGCATTATACGGGAATGTATCCGGATCTGGAGTTTATTCCGGAAGTTCATTTACCACATTTGCTATTACAGGACAAAGTAGTATCGTTGCTGCCAATGCCACCGATACAATGACTATTACTGCAGGTAATGACATTGCATTAACAGCTGATCCAGTTACAAAAACATTAACTATAGCAGTAACACCTGAATTTTTACCTACTGCATCTTTTAGTGCATTTACTGCCAGTTTATATGCATCAACTGCGTCAATTAATAGTAATTATCTTTTAGATTCAGCTTCATTTAGTTCAAGTATTGCTGCTAATAATACAAGTATTGTCGGAAATCAAACTACATACTTATTAGATTCAGCATCGTTTAGTAGTAGCATTGTTAATAACTATAATTCATACCTATTAGATTCAGCATCATTTAGTTCGAGCATTGTTAATAACTATAATTCATATTTGCTTGATTCGGCATCATTTAGTAGTAGCATAGTAAATAATTATAATTCATATCTACTCGATTCAGCATCATTTAGTTCCAGTTTAGCAAATTATTTAATCGATTCGGCTTCATTTAGTAGTAGCATAGTAATCAATCAAAATAATTATTTATTAGATTCAGCATCATTTAGTGGTAGCATTGTTACCAATCAAAATAACTATTTATTAGATTCGGCATCATTTAGTGGTAGCATAGTAAATAATTATAATTTATATTTGCTCGATTCGGCTTCATTTAGTAGTAGCATTGTAACTAATCAAAATAATTACTTGATTGATTCGGCATCATTTAGTGGTAGCATAGTAACCAATCAAAATAATTACTTGATTGATTCGGCATCATTTAGTTCTAGTTTAGCATTAAATCAATTTAATTATCCAACCGATTCTGGATCTTTTAGTTCTAGTATAGCACAATTACAGACATATAGTAGTTCACTGTCTACAACTATTATAAATTATACTGGATCATTTACAGGTTCATTTACCGGATCTGCATTTGCAGATTTAACCGGTACCGCATCATATGCAACAAATGCTGGAAATGCTCAAATTGAATTAGATAGCACCAATGCAAATCAATTCGTAATATTTACTACAAATAACTCCGGTCCAAATGCACTTAAAGCAGATACTGGATTTGAATATAATCCAAATACCAATACATTAGCTGTTCCGAATATTTCCATGACAACAGCCGTTGGTAATTTAACGGGTAATGTAACAGGTAATATTGTTGGAACAACAGCAGACTTTACTTCTATAACTGGTTCATTAAAAGGCGATCTTACCGGTAGCTTAGTTGGAAGTGTTAGTGCTAGTTTGGGAATAACTGGTAGCATAACTGGCTCGTTAGGACAATTCGATATTATTTCTAGTAGCATTGCTAATTTAGTAACAATCACCGGAAGTTCAATTGTAACTGCAACAGCATCATTTATGATGTTAACAGCTAGTATGGGAGCTACAGGTTCATTTACAGGTTCAATATTTGGAACAGCATCATTTGCTAATCAAGCACAACTTGCTTATACGGCATCTAATTTTAGTATGCCAGTTGCAAGATTTTCAAATAGTATTAATAACGTAACGTTAACAAATAGTACGGATAATAATATTAGTTTTAATACCACCGACTTTAATACATCATCATCATTCTTTGAATTAGTCGGTAGTGGGGCAACAGCAGCCGTTCATATAAAACAACCTGGATATTATGAATTCATTTCTCAAGTTTATTTAAATGGCTTAGGGGCAGATGTTGATATATTAATAAAATTAGTAACGGGGGCTAGCATAGGTGGGGCATTTTCATTGGTATCATTGTTTAATGATTACAAATCAGTTGAAGGAACAAATGATCAGACCGTAAATGGCGTTATCGTTGAATATATTGCAGCACCTGGATATTATCGAGTTTGGGTGAATCCATCAAATTCATCTATATCAACTATTACGAGTTATAATACACCACCTAGATTAACAATCAAAAAAATAGGATAATATGTTCAGAATATTTTATGCAGAAAAAGATGCAACTTTGTATGAAGCAGCTGAATATTATAATACTGGACTTGATGAAATATTAGAAATCGGAAAACGATTAAATACTGATGGATCTTCTTATTTAAAATCTAGAGCATTAGTTAAATTCGATTTGAATGAAATTAATACCGTATTATCAAAATATTCTTTAAGTGCAAACAATTGTAAATTTATGTTACAGTTATTTACAACTCATGCAAAAAATTTACCAGCTGAATATAGTATCGATGCTAAAATAGTTGCACAGCCATGGATTAATGGTACTGGATTTTTATCATCTACTGCAGCAACACAAGATGGGGCCAATTGGGCAGAACCTTATGCAACATGGTCTTTCTATCCATATACCGGAAATAATTGGATTTCGGGTAGTCAAAATATTCAAATAAATAATTCAAGTTTATATGTAACTGGTTCTGGAAAAGGTGGCAGTTGGTTGTTTCAATCAGGCTCTGGAGTTTTTAATGCATCGTTTTTTAATCAAGCATTTTTTTATCAACCTGGTTTACAAGAAGCGGAGGGGTTTTCTTATAGACCTACTGATATTAATATGGATGTTACCGAAGCTGTTTTGCTTTGGAAAAGTGGCAGCGGCGGAAAATCGATTGCGAATAATGGATTTTTATTAAAATTTTCAGATGCGGATGAAAATAATGTTAATGTCGCTGGATATGTAAGATTTTTTAGTAGAGAAACTCATACCATATATGTTCCTAGATTAATAATGTATTGGGATGACAGTAATTTTGTTACCGGATCTTTAGGAAATATTAATACTGAATCGTATACTGTTTATACAAATATTAAACCAACATATAAAGATACAGAAATTGCAAAAATACGTATTTATGCTCGAGATAAGTATCCTAGAAAATCTCCAACAAATTTATTTCCAATGCAAACTGTTAAACATTTACCAACTACTACATATTATTCAATTTCGGATGCTGCAACTGACGAGGTCATTATTCCGTTTGATGATATTTATACTAAAGTAAGTTGTGATAGTACTAGTAATTT